GGAGGAACGCGTGAACCCAGGGCTTTTTATCTCTGCGAACAGATTAAAATGGACATCAACGTGCTCGTCGAAGCGAAGCGTGAATACACGAACCAGCTGTGTTTGATCATGATTCCTCATTTGATCAACGCGTTTCAAGACATGTACGAGGAAGCTGTTCGCGAATCAAAAAATCGCAAGCCGCTCATCATGTTCCAAAAGTATCTCAAGGAGGTTCCCAATTTCAGCTCGAGCATGTCCCAAAAGCACGCGGCGGAAATCACCGCTCGATGCAATTGGTTCAACGATTTGCTCGCCGCGGTATTCGTGTCGAGCGTGAAGATTTTGTCGTCCGTGCGCCTTCGCCCGGAGACTGGAAAGAAGATTTCGGTCAAGGTGCCGACCGAGGAGATTTTCGTCCAGAGCGTGTTGAACGCGTGCGCGAAGAACCTGTACCGCGATCCTTACATTTACCACGAACAGATGAGCGAGTACGACAGGGATGATCAGTTGACGAAGCGATACACGACTGCGATCGAAGACACCGTCAAGGACTTGTTACCGGTTCAGCAGATTCTGTCGACGTACATGCACAACGACACCACGAGTGATGATCGCGAGATCGATCTCGGTGCGGAAGTTCAGGACGAAGACCCCGAAGAGGTGGAAGATCACGAGGAAGAACTCGACGACGCCGAGGAATTGCCGATGCAAGACGTTCCAGCACCCGAACTGGAACCCGCGGTGCCGCAGTTGCAGGAATTCAAGGACATTCACGGCGTGACCACCCAGAACTCGACCCTTCCGCCGGAAATGGATCACGAAGAAGAACCACATGCCGCCGAACAGCCGATGGATCAACAGCCGATGCGCGTCGCCACCCCTGCACCACCAGCACCGATGGCACAGCCGTCGTCGTTCTTCGACGACGCCCCGGACACCCGAGTAAAAAAACCTAACTACATGTAACAATGGAACTCAGCGAGGCTCTTCGCGACCCGATGTCCGCGGCGATGATCGGCGGTCTCATCACGGCTGGCTACATTCACGTCAAGGCGAAGATGAACAACGAAGGCGTTCTTCAGACGCACCAGTACACGAAACCCGCCGTGCTCGTGGCACTCCTCGTGTATTTTATCGTCAGTCAGGGCGTGGGTGCGAAAGAATCTATCAGCACTGAACCGTTCTGAAGTTAAAGATTTGTGCACACTACAAATCACAATCAAAACACCATGGCGTCCGTTGGTGCCTTTGTGCAGATGATGGAAGATTTTCTTACCGAACTCTCGAAACTTTTCCCGGAAGAAAAGGGGATCACGAAGTTCATGACCCAATTCGATCTTCTCAAAAGCACCAACCCGAGGAAATGCGTCGAGACCTACATGACCGGCATCGCGCCGTACGTGGGACTCATCACCTCCAAGGACGAAACTTTATTCCAGGAACTCGAAAAGAGCGAGTACCTCAAGGATCTCAATTTGTCCAAGAATTGGTCATCCATCAGTGAACACTCGAAGGGATGCGTCTGGCAGTATCTTTCGACGCTGTACATGCTCGGCACGACCATCGTGAGCATTCCGTCGGAGACGTTGGCGGCGATCGAAAACATCGCCAAGGACTGCGCGAATAAATTGGAGAATTCCGAAGGAGGAGGTCTCGATCAGGACGCATTGATGAAAGCGATGAGCAACATGCTCGGAGGCATGATGAAGCCTCAATAAATAAATCTTAGTGATATGTAATATGACTACCTGGTTCGAGTCACCTAAGGAACTTGTGAGAGCCGACCGCGTGTCCCAGTTCTGGCCAAACTCCAGTCAGCACCCAGCCGATCGCGTGAACGCCGCCTCGAGGTTTATCATCTACGCTGCGTGCGTTCTGTATCTCATCAGACGCGACGTGAGAATTTTCGTTCTCGCCGCGACGTGTTTGGGTGTGTTATACGCCATGTTCAGGAACGACATGGTCACGAGTCCGGTCGGCTACCCGACGACGTCCGGGGAGAACGATCACTTCGCGTGTGAGATGCCGACGCCGGAAAACCCAATGCAAAATCTCATGATGCACGAATACACCGACAAACCCAATCGCAAGCCGGCGTGCTATTACCCGACCGTGAAGCCGTTCGTCGACAGAATGATGGACGACACGTTCAAGTTCGGTCCGGGGCGTAGCAGAACCCCGCTTCCAGAGCATCAGAGAAGATTCGCGGCGCGTCAGTTCGTCACCGCACCCGTGAGCACGCTCCCAGGTGACCAGACGGCGTTCGCGGAGGCGTTGTACGGCACCAAGGGTGGTCCAATGTGTCGGTCGCACCCGGAAGCGTGCAGCCCGAACATGCGAGGCACGCAACTCGAGGCATTCAGCGGGTTGCACATGAGTGGTGCGCGTCGATAAAAAATAATCACGTATAACATATATGGCGCAACAACTCCAGCCCGGACTCAAGCTCGTGGACGACGCGGGATCGCTTCCGGCGCAGCCCGCCACGGATTCCTTCTTTGCCTACCCCCAAAGCAGCAACTTGAACTACGGCGTCCGCCCGAACGCGTTCTTGTACGGCACCGCCCCGGCGATGTTCGGCAAGGGCGCACCCGCTCGTTACATCGAGACGGACGATCAACTCCGCCCACAGTCGACGAAGACGTTCAACAAGAAATTTGCGGAACCGTACAGACAGCAACTGCACCCACTCATGAACGTCGATTGCAAACTTCCTTTGCGCACCGTGGATTTCGAACCCGCGAGCAGCCGTGCCCAACTCCAGAACAATCTTTTCGATCAGCGCTATCAAATTAGAAAATAATAATGTTGCCAATTAATAACAGATGGCGGATCCCCTGTCTCTCCTCGCAGTGGCAGCTTTGGTCTACACGGGACGACAACTTTCCGAAAAATCGGAACCGCCCCAGAATGCACCACAGCCTCCGCTTCTCCAAGAAGAGCAAGAAGAAGAAATCGAGGTCGAAGATGGTTTAGATTACGACCTAGGAAAGCGTGAAATGGGGAGCTTCGCCACGGTCGCTCCACAAAAGCGAAGCTCGGGTGGCGAGATGTTGGAAATGCGAAACCGCATGTACGACACCGGTCGCATGGGGAACGTGTCTCCAGTGGAGCGTCAGCTCGTCGGTCCTGGCTTAGGTTTGGACGCGAACACGCCCGCGATGGGGGGCTACCAGCAGCTCTTCCGCGTGATGCCCGAAAACGTCGGCGCGTACAGACTCACGACCCTTCGCGGTGGCGCCGGTCCGGCATTCGATCACACCGGGGGTCGATCCAGACAGGCGTCCATCGTCCAGAACAACAGACCGGAGAAGACCGCGTTCCTTCCCGATCGCCTTCCACCCACGGCTGGTCGCGCGGCGGTCACGGCGAACGTGGTCAGGAGCGAACACGAAAAGACGAAGCGGACGACGAACCGAAGTCAAACCGGCATGCGCGCGGATGGTTTGGACAAGGGCGCGGCGAAGCGTTTCATCAGCGCACAGACCGTGCCACAACTCCCAACGCGTTTCAAGAGCGACGCCAACACCGATCCGTTTTGGCACGTCAACAACCCACAACCGGGCATTCATTCGTTCCACGGTGGCTACACCGTATCTCCCGCGGCACAGGCTGTCGCGA